ATGCGAAATATTGAAACCCGAATCACCAAAACAGGACCAGATGATGCTGGCCTTAACCAGATGCTGACTGATGCACGCATGGAAGAACGCCGGGCACGTGCCGCGGCAATGGCAGCCCGTCTTGATAGCCTGGCTTGCCATATCACGTCACGCCAGCTTAATCACGTTGAAGCGGCGGAGCTGCTGCGTATTGCGGCTGAAAACATTCAGAACGAAGCGCAGGAGATCCACTGATGGCTGATTCAATGGACCTTGTACAGCAGCGCGTTGAAGAAGAACTTCAGCGCCACATCCACACCGCCCGCAACAGAACGCCGGGCGTTTCCCGTGTGCTTTGCATTGATTGCGATGCACCGATCCCGCCAGCTCGCCGCCGCGCTATTCCGGGCGTGCAGTGTTGCGTCACCTGTCAGGAAATCGCAGAGCTGAAAGGCAAACATTACGTAGGGGGTGCTGTATGAGCACTATCCTGAAATGGGCGGGTAATAAAACCGCCATAATGCCAGAACTGAAAAAACACCTTCCAGCAGGCCCGCGACTGGTTGAGCCTTTCGCGGGTTCGTGCGCTGTGATGATGGAGACAGACTATCCTCATTATCTTGTCGCGGATATTAATCCAGACCTGATTAATCTCTATCAGGTGATTAAGAATGATGTTGAATACTTCATCAAAGAGGGCAGATATCTTTTTGAAGCCCGTAATGACCCAGAGGCATATTATAAGACGAGACAGGAGTTTAACTTGCGCCATGGTGGTGCAATTGAACGCGCATTGTATTTCTTATATTTAAATCGCCATGGTTATCGCGGACTGTGTCGCTATAACTTGGACGGTTATTTTAATGTTCCTTACGGTAATTATAAAAAGCCCTACTTCCCTGAAAACGAAATACGCGCATTTGCAGAAAAAGCAAAATGCGCAACGTTTATCTGCGCCAGCTATGACGAGACACTGGCACTGCTGCAAACGGGTGATGTTGTCTATTGCGATCCACCATATGACGGCACGTTTAACGGATATCACACTGCCGGTTTTACAGAGGACGACCAGTATCATCTGGCGTCTATTCTTGAGCGCCGGTCATCAGAAGGTCATCCGGTTATCGTGTCCAACAGCGACACGTCCCTGACCCGTTCGATTTATCGTAACTTTACCCGCCATCGTATCACTGCAAAGCGCAGCATGGGCGTGACTGCCGGTGATAGTAAAACTGCAGTAGAAATCATCGCCACAAAATCAGCATGCTGGTTTGGTGTTGATTTGGCGTCTGGTCCTGATATCTCGGTGGAAGCTGAGGTGCGGGCGTGGTAGTGAGTAAATTCACATTACATCATGCACAAACCACTGGCGGCTCGAATGAGGCCGCCGTGGCCTTTCCATGGAATGCCCGAAAAAAAGCGGTTAACCCGTATCTGGACCCGGCGGAAGTTGCGCCGGAGTCTGCGCTTTCAAACCTCATCACTCTGTACGCTGCGGATAACGAGCAGGAGCATCTGCGCCGTGAGGCGCTGAGTGATAAGGTCTGGGAACGTTATTTCTTCAATGAATCCCGCGATCCTGTCCAGTGTGAAATGGAGCAGGATCGGCTGATTAGCCATGCCAAAATGGCCCGCGAACAGCAGCGTGTTAATCCCGATTTGGTGATTATTGCCGATGTAAGCGCCATGCCTGCCCATATCAACAAGCCTCTACTGGAGCGGATTAAATACTTCCATAGCCTGGGCAGGGCAAAGGCTTATTCCCGGTACCTGCGCGAAACAATCAGACCGTGTCTTGAGCGGCTGGAGCGCGTGCGGGGCAGCCAAATGTCCACCTCGTTTCGGTTTATGGCGAGCCAGGACGGGCTGGAGGGGCTGCTGGTACTGCCTGAAATGAATCAGGATCAGGTCAAGCGCCTTTCCACGCTGGTTGCGGCACATATGAGCATGTGTCTTGATGCGGCCTGCGGTGATCTGTTTGTCAGTGACGATGTTAAACCAGAAGAAATCCGCCAGGCATGGGAAAGGGTTGCTGCAGAAGCCATGCGCCTTGAGGTCATCCCGCCTGCCTTTGAGCAGTTACGCCGCAAAAAGCGCCGCCGCAAGCCGGTGCCTTATGAACTGATCCCACCGTCGCTGGCGCGCATGCTGTGTGCGGACTGGTGGTACCGCAAATTGTGGCAGATGCGCTGCGAGTGGCGGGAGGAACAGCTGCGCGCCGTCTGCCTGGTCAACAAGAAAGCGTCCCCGTATGTCAGCTATGAAGCCGTGATCCACAAACGCGAGCAGCGCCGCAAATCGCTGGAGTTCTTCCGCTCGCATGAGCTGGTCAACGAAGATGGCGACACGCTGGACATGGAAGACGTGGTGAACGCCAGCAACAGCAACCCGGCACACCGCCGTAATGAAATGATGGCCTGTGTTAAGGGGCTGGAGCTGATAGCGGAAATGCGCGGAGACTGCGCAGTGTTCTATACCATCACCTGCCCGTCACGCTTCCACGCAACCCTCAACAACGGCAGACCTAATCCGAAGTGGACCAGTGCCACGGTCCGGCAGAGCAGTGACTATCTGGTTGATACGTTCGCTGCTTTCCGCAAGGCAATGCACAAGGCCGGGCTGCGCTGGTATGGCGTCCGCGTTGCAGAGCCGCACCATGACGGCACTGTACACTGGCATCTTCTGTGCTTCATGCGCAAAAAAGACCGCCGTTCCATCACCGCGCTGCTGCGTAAGTTTGCCATCCGTGAAGACCGCGAGGAACTGGGCGCCAATACCGGGCCGCGCTTTAAGTCCGAGCTAATCAACCCGCGCAAGGGTACGCCGACAAGCTACATCGCCAAGTACATCAGCAAGAATATCGACGGGCGCGGGCTGGCTAAAGAAATCAGCAAAGAAACCGGCAGATCACTGCGTGACAGCGCCGAGCATGTCAGCGCCTGGGCGTCACTGCATCGTGTCCAGCAGTTCCGTTTCTTTGGTATTCCGGGGCGTCAGGCATACCGCGAACTGCGCCTGCTGGCTGGTCAGGCGGCGAGAGTGCAGGGTGGACGCAAAGCGGGCGCGCCGGTACTGGATAACCCGCGTCTGGATGCGGTACTGGCGGCGGCTGATGCGGGCTGCTTTGCCACCTACATCATGAAGCAGGGCGGTGTGCTGGTTCCCCGCAAACATCACCTTGTCCGCACGGCATATGAGCATAACGACGAGCCGAGCGCCTACGGCGATCACGGTATCCGTATCTATGGCATTTGGTCCCCGATTGCAGAAGGCAAGATTTGCACGCACGCGGTGAAGTGGAAAAAGGTTCGTAAGGCCGTTGACGTTCAGGAGGCGGCAGCCGACCAGGGCGCTTGCGCCCCTTGGACTCGTGGCAATAACTGTCCCCCTGTTGAAAATCTGAACAAATCAGGAGGGGATTTACCTGATATTAAAACCATGGATGAGAGGGAACTGGGGGATTATCTCCACAACATGAGCCAGAAGGAACGGCGGGAGCTTACAGCCAGGTTAAGACTGGTGAAACCGAAGCGGAAAAAAGCATACAAGCAGGAGATTTCGGAACAGCAGCGCCTGCAGCTTGAGGCAGAACTTATTGCCAGAGGGTTTGATGCAAGTAACGCAGAAGTGGATTTGCTTTTGCGTGGTGGCAGCATTCCATCTGGGGCTGGGTTGCGGCTTTTTTACCGGGGTCAGCGTTTGCAGGAAGATGATAAATGGCGCCATTGGTTCTAAGGCGCCTTAAATCGAAGAGTTACAAGCCAGCCAGACTCTTACCGCGAATGCGGGCAACTTCATACTTCAGTTCAGCCGCCTTGGCCTCGCAGAGCCTTAAGGATTTTAGCCATTGTTCTGTTGTAGGCTTACCAAATATGTCTTCCATTACTACAACCAAGTAAAGACAGCGACCAGTGCCTAGTTCACCTGCAACCAGGCAGGCTGCGTTAGTTCCTGCCATAAGTTCAATACATGCTTTACGCATCGATTAATTCCTCATTCCGTTGTCTCCTGTAAAGCATCTCACTTGAGCCATCTGTTTGAAACATAGAAAAAACAATTTACATTTAATGGCTAATTATATACTGTGTTTATATACAGTTGTTTTAAGTGGAGGGGAAAATGCAGGACTATTTTTTGGAGTCGTTGAAGCTCCAGCGCATTGATTTTTTTGTGAAGCTTGTAGCGGCTAGTGAATGCGATGATGAAGAGAAGCGGCTTGCTATCCAGTGGGTTTCGGAGCTTACCGATGAGCTGATGGCGAAAATCCGTGCTCATGAGTACAACCGTTCAATGGATCTCCCCAGTTAGGTTTAGGAACGTTGCTGGCGTTAGGACTTGATTCTGACGCTGGCAAGGTTGAACAACGAGCCATGCGAGGCGTTAGTGCCGTTGTGCATGTCTATGCCGCATGAAAATGCATGATCGTCTGAAGCTCTTTTTTATTGAGGCCTGCCAGAACTGGCGGGCTTTTGCTTATGTCATGCAGGTGCATGAAAACCACTACATAAAGCGGGCAGGCGTGGCGGGGATACGAGCGCGCGCTGGCACTATGGATGATCGCTTCACCTGTATGCATGACCACCTTGAAAATTTGATTGTTCTGGACTTAAGTATGTATTTTATATTCGGAAAAATCCGAACCACTGAAAAGGATTTGTGTGATGATAGAAGAGTTAACGATCAGAAATGCAGGTTCATATACTGGGCCAGAACAAAAGATGTATGGTTTATCTACATTTAATTATCTTTATGGAGCTAATGGTGCAGGTAAAACTACTATTAGTAAAATAATTAATGAACCTGATAAGTATCCCGACTGCTTAATTCAGTGGAAAAACGGCAATAAATTAATTAGTTATGTTTATAATAAGGATTTTGTAGACAATAATTTTAGTCAAGATAAAATAAAAGGGGTTTTTACCCTGGGAAGCGATATTAAAGGTGCTCAAGAGAAACTAACATCATTAAACGAGCAGAAAAATAAGCTTCAAGAAGGAATAACAGCTAAACAAAAATTATTAAATGGCAGCGCTGATGATGTGGGCGTTATTAATGATCTGACTGAGCAAGAAGAAACTTTTAAAGACATTTGTTGGAAACAAAAGCAAAAGCATGATGATGTTTTCTTTAAGGCTTTTGAAGGTTTAAGAAACAGTACTGAAAAATTTAAAATCAGAGTCCTTGCTGAATTCAAGCAGAACACCGCAGCTCCAATACCACTAAGTGAACTTACTGAGAAATGCCGTACAGTATTCTCGGATGAGCTAATTTCATACACCCCGTTATCCATTCCTAGTTTTGATGGATTCGAATCTATTTTAAGTCATGAGGTATGGCAGGAGAAAATACTGGGGAAAAAAGATGTCAACGTTGCAGATTTGATTAGCCTATTAAATAATAGTGACTGGGTAAAAAAAGGTTTAGAGTATTTTCACGAATCAGAGCCTAAGTGTCCATTTTGTCAGCAGGATATAAGTAGTGATATTTTCCATAATCTCTCATCATACTTTGATGAAACTTATAATAAAAAGCAACAACTAATAAATGGATTGCTTTCTGAGTACCATGCTAATATACAACGCTTAAGATGGGAACTTGATAACATTAGGGGGGCAAAGTTACCGTTTATCGATGACGACATATTTGAAGATAAATCTAATATCCTTATTTCTCTATTGCTTAGAAATTTTGATAAGGCAAGAGGTAAAGAAAAGTTACTGAGTGAGGTTGTTGTATTTGAAAACATTGACTCTATAATAGAGGATTTTTCAATATTTATACAAGCAATAAATTCAAAGATTGAGGCTAATAATACACTCTTTAGAAATATCAAAACTGAGCAAAAAAATTTAAAAGAACAAATCTGGGCATACATAACAAGAACTGAATTAAAAACGGATATAGAAAGTTATCTAAAATCACGAAACAAACTTGAAAAGAAAAGAGATGGTTTATATGCAGGAGTGGCAAAGGAAAGCGAAAAACTGATCGAGTTGAAGAAGGAAATTGAAGGGATTGAATCTGGCCAAACGAGTATTCTTCCTACTGTTCATGAAATTAACAAGATTTTGAAGAGCTATGGGTTCATAAATTTCCATTTAAAACCATCGGAAGATAGAGCACATTATGTAATAGTAAGAGACAGCGGAGATAACGCGCGATTGACATTAAGCGAAGGAGAGAAGACATTCATCACTTTCCTTTACTATTATAATCTCGTTAGAGGTAGTAATCAGTCTTCTGGTGTTCTGGCAGATCGGGTGGTTGTTTTTGATGATCCAATATCAAGTTTAGATAGCGATATATTGTTTATCGTTAGTTCACTGATTAAAAATTTAATGGATGATGTTCGTGCAAACAAAGGTAGTATAAAACAAATGATTATACTTACGCATAACATTTATTTCCATAAGGAGTTAACATTTAATCCGAAAAGATCAGGCAATAACGCAATGAATGAAGAAACCTTTTGGATTGTTAGAAAAAAAGAGAAGGATTCATATGTTGAAAAATGCACGACCAATCCAATAAAAACATCATATGATCTCTTATGGAGTGAATTACGCCGTAGTGAAAAAAATAATGGTACAATTCAAAACACTATGCGCAGAATTTTAGAGAACTACTTTAAAATTTTAGGTGGCATTGATGTTAGAGAATTAGAGTGTCACTTTGAAGGTTGTGATAAATTGATTTTTAAATCATTGGTGTCATGGATTAATGATGGCTCACATTTTTCTGGTGATGATGTGTTCATGAATTTAGATGATATTTCTGTAGGGAAGAATCTAATTGTATTTCAGAAAATATTTGAGTGTAGCCAACATGCCGCACATTATAAGATGATGATGGGCGATTCGTACAAGCCATTGGAAACATTGATTCAACCTGTCGATGTTGTTGAGTTGGAGCCTGGTGCTAATGATGATGATATGAAAGTTGATGGTGCTGCTGAGAAACCTCCCTTGTTGTCAAATGATGATGCTCCCTTTTAATCAGTTAAACTGTAAACATGCCTGTAATTGATTTTAATTACAGGCATGGTCTACTAGTTTAAATTGTAATTTTTAAAATTTAAAACATTTATACCTACCCAATCGTTCAATTCTTCCAGCCTTTTTTGCAATGGCAAAAGTTCATTTCGAACGAATACATTTGCCGCCTTCTCCACATCCCCAAACCCCCCAACATTGCTCGGCATGATCCCCATCATTTGCGGTGGAACGCGGTGCGCTGCCATCATGTCATCGCGACTCACGTTTTTGATATTCAGAAACTCATCCTTTGCCGCAACCTCTGACAATGGGATGATCTGGATGCCGTCCTTTTTGCCGTTGGGCGAGTACATAAACAGGTTGCGGAAATTACCTGGCCCTTTGGCGCTTTTCATGGCCTGGCGGATGTTGTTCACGTCCTCCTGGTTCTGCGCGGCGTCAGTCATATACATGATGAAGCCTGCGTGGCTGCCGTTGATGTAGTACTTACGGCGGAACAGCGTGGCGGATTCATTCAGCAGGGCTGAAGGGATGGCGGACAGGTACTCCGGCAGGCCGTAAATCTCCTGGTTTAAATCCGGCTCCATCAGGTGAAAAATGCTGCCTCTGGTGAACTCATACGGCTGGGTGGTCATGCCGTACTGCACAAACCAGTAGGTATCCAGATCCACTCCGCGCCGGGTGTACTTCGCCAGCGATGGCTCCAGCGACAGAATACCGCCGAGGCGGTTCGTCCGTTTTTCCAGATAGGCATTACCAAACACCAGATAGTCCTGTACAAAGCGGCTGAATGCCTGCTGACTCAGCAGCGGGTGCGGGATAAACGTGCTGGTCAGGATGTTGCGCTTAACGGCAATCGGTGAGCTGTGATGCACGGCGGCGCGGTAGGTGCGGGCAAGTCCGTCAAAACTGACCGGCGGCTCATACCAGCGGTCCATCTGTACGCATTCCACATAATCAAGAAGTTCACGCCGGTCCAGAACGGGGATCGGATCACCAAAACTGAATGCTTCTGCTGTCGCCGCTTTATTTGGCAGTTTCTCAGGTTCAATTGTGCTCAGGTTGGCGGCCTCGTTTTGTTCATTCATTAAAAAATCTCCACGATATTACTGGTATTGGCGGATTCGCCCTGCAGCGGTTCGTTGAACAGCGCGTGCATCGTTGCCCAGGCCAAATCTGCGTGGCTGGCTTCTTCGCTGCGGCTGGCTTCGTAAGTAGGGCGGTTTCCGCTGGCGGTTGTGGCGCGGCGGATAGCCATAAAGGACTGCGCAATGTCGGTATGCCCGGCGTCAAACTCCAGACGGCGGTGGCTGATAATGTCGTACGCCTTGAGCACCAGGGCGTTTTTGACGTTGGGGTTGTAGACAAATTCACGCACGGCAGGAAAGAACGCTTTCACGTTCTCATAGACACCGTGACCGACCCCGGTCGAGTCGATGCCGATATAGGTCACGTTGTATTGCTGCGTCAGTTTTTTGATAGCGTCCGCCTGCGCGCGGAAGTCCATCCCGCGCCACTGGTGCCTCTCAAGAATGCGGAACTTCCCGCCCGGTACAGTTGGCGGTGCTATAACCACGCAGCCTGCGCTGTCACCGTTCTGCGTACCTTTCGCCGGGTCGTATCCGATCCAGATTTCTCGCCAGCCAAACGGGCGCAACGCCAGCGCCTGAAAATCTCTCCAGACTTCCCAACTGTCCACCATGCACGCCTGCAACTCGCTGAGCGGGAATACTGACGCCAGATCGTCAATAAATTCGCACATCAGCAGGTTCTGGTATTCGTCCGGGCTGTACTCCGTGCGCAGCTGATCCAGGTCGAACAGGTTACAACCGCCGCGCACTGCATCCTCCACGGTGACGATCTGGCGATACTGTCCGTCCGGGCAGAGCACGCCGCGCGCAAGGTTGGCGTGGGTCAGGTCAATGTCCACCTTGTCCGCTTTGGCGCGTCCCCGGTTGAACAGCGCGCCGGACCAGAACGGATAGGCGCTGTGGGTCAGGCTGGACGGTGTGGAGAAGTAGGTTTGTCGCCATTTCTTGTGAATGGCCATACCGGAGGCAACCTTGCGCAGTTCCTGGAATTTCGGTATCCAGAAATATTCATCCAGATACAGGTTGCCGTGGTAGCTCTGCGCCGTGCGGGCGTTGGTGCCGAGGAAGTACAGGCACGCGCCGTTGCAGAGCGTCATCGGGTCGCCTTTCAGCTCCACATCCACCTCTTTGGCAAAGTCGATGATGTATTGCTTAAAGACGTGCGCCTGCGCCTTACTGGCAGAGAGGAAAATCTGGTTGCGCCCGGTGGTGATGGCATCAATCAGCGCTTCGCGGGCAAAAAAGTATGTTGCCCCAATCTGGCGTGACTTAAGCAGGTTGCGAATGCGGTGTTTTACGCCTGCCTGCCACCAGTGGCGCTGATATTCAAACATGCCGTTGCGGAAGATTTCTTCCAGCTTTTCGGTCTGTTCATCAGTGAAAACATTCTTTTCGGGCTGGCGACGTGGCCCTTTGTTACGGTTGGCAACTTTCGGGTTTAAATCAGCTTCGTTCCCGCCATCGTTAAATTTTTCGATCCGGGCATGGCGCTCTGACTGGCGCGCCAGCAGGTCAATTTCCTTGAAGTCTTTCCCTTCTTTCTGCTCCTTCATGATGAGCTGGCAGTAACGTGCGGCGGTGGTGAGCTGCATCTGATCCAGCGGCCCATAGTCGCCCCATTTGTCGCGCTTCTTCCAACTGTGAACGGTTGCAACTTTCTCGCCCAGCATTTCAGCAATGCGGGCTACGCGGTATCCCTGAAAGTACAGCAGCATGGCCTGCCGACGGGGATCGAGGTCTGCGGGGGTCAGTGTCGTGTTCATGGCCCAAACATACGGCCTTGGATGGCGGCTTTCCCCGGCTGCGGTTTGTGTGGTTTACCGTACAAATACAGCGCGTTGTCTCACTCCCCCCATCACCGCAAACATAAGGCTCCAGTAAGTTATTTCTAACGGAGCACGGCTCATGACAGTGAAAGCAAAGCGTTTCCGTATCGGGGTGGAAGGTGCCACTACTGACGGGCGCGAGATCCAGCGTGAATGGCTGGTACAGATGGCTGCCAGCTACAACCCGATGGTCTATACCGCGCTGATTAACCTTGAGCACATCAAGTCTTATCTGCCGGACAGCACTTTTAACCGCTATGGCAGGGTGACGGGGCTGGTAGCAGAAGAAATCCAGGATGGGCCGCTTGCGGGCAAGATGGCGCTTTATGCTGATGTCGAACCCACGGACGCCCTGGTGGAACTGGTGAAAAAGGGCCAGAAGCTTTTCACCTCCATGGAGGTCAGCACGAAGTTTGCCGACACCGGCAAAGCCTACCTTGTGGGGCTGGGGGCGACGGACGATCCGGCGAGTCTGGGTACTGAAATGCTGGCATTCAGCGCCAGCGCAGCACACAACCCGCTGGCGAACCGTAAGCAGAACCCTGAAAACCTGTTTTCGGAAGCAGTTGAAACGCTGATCGAACTGGAAGAAGCCCAGGACGAAAAGCCGTCCCTCTTTGCCCGCGTCACCGCGCTGTTCACCAAAAAAGAACAGACCGACGATGCGCGCTTCTCTGATGTGCATAAAGCCGTGGAGCTGGTCGCTACTGAGCAGCAGAACCTGAGCGAGCGCACTGACAAATCCCTGTCCGATCAGAACCAGCGCCTTTCTGAACTGGAGTCCTCCCTGCAGGAGCAGCAGACCGCCTTTGCCGAGCTTGAGCAAAAGCTTAGCAGCGAAGACAGCCGCAAGGATTACCGCCAGCGCGCGCCGGGCGGTGACGCACCGGCAGGCACCCTGACCAATTGCTGATGGAGCATATAACCCGATGAAAAAGAAAACCCGCTTTGCCTTTAACGCTTACCTGCAGCAACTGGCGCGCCTGAACGGTGTGGAGATTGAAGAACTCTCCAGCAAGTTCACCGTGGAGCCGTCCGTGCAGCAGACGCTGGAAGACCAGATCCAGCAGTCCGCCGCTTTTCTGACGCTGATTAACATCACGCCGGTCACTGAGCAGTCCGGGCAGCTGCTGGGGCTTGGCGTTGGCAGCACCATTGCCGGAACCACTGATACCACCACCAAAGAGCGCGAGCCAACCGATCCGACGCTGATGGAAGATGTGGAATACAAATGCGAGCAGACCAACTTTGATACGGTGCTGACCTACGCAAAACTGGACCTGTGGGCGAAATTCCAGGACTTCCAGGTGCGTATCCGCAACGCCATCGTCAAGCGTCAGGCGCTGGACCGCATCATGATCGGCTTTAATGGCGTGAAGCGTGCCAAAACCTCTAATCGTGCTGAAAACCCGCTGCTGCAGGACGTCAATAAAGGCTGGCTGCAGAAAATCCGCGAAGACGCGCCGGATCATGTCATGGGCAGTAAAACCGCAGAAGACGGCACCACTACTGCAGAACCGGTAAAAGTAGGTCCGGGGGGTAAGTATCTAAATCTTGACGCGGTGGTGATGGATACCGTCAACGAGCTGATCGATGTGGAGTATCAGGATGATGACGAGCTGGTTGTCGTCTGCGGACGTGAACTGCTGTCTGACAAGTATTTCCCGCTGGTCAACAAAGAGCAGGACAACAGCGAGAAAATCGCCGCCGATCTGATCATCAGCCAGAAACGCATGGGCGGCCTGCAGGCTGTGCGCGCGCCTTTCTTCCCGGCAAATGCCCTGCTGATCACCCGTCTGGATAACCTGTCCATCTACTGGCAGGAAGACACCCGCCGCCGTTCTGTTATCGACAACCCGAAACGTGACCGGATTGAAAACTTTGAATCCGTCAACGAGGCGTATGTGGTCGAGGACTACCGCTGCGCGGCGCTGGTTGAAAACATCGAAATCGGTGATTTCAGCGCGCCTGCCGCACCGGAAGGTGGGGAATAACGCATGAGCCTGAGTCCCGCACGGCAGCACCGCCTGCGCATTCAGGCCGAACAGGCCGCCCGTGAGGGCGGCAGTGTTCGCCATGCGTCGGGGTATGACCTGATGCTGCTGCAACTGGCAGAAGACCGCCGCCGCCTCAAGGGGGTCCAGTCCACGGTGAAAAAGGCGGAAATCAAGGTGGAGCTGCTGCCGAAATATTCCGCCTGGGCGGGGGGCGTGCTGGCTGCCGGAGGTGCGCAGCAGGATGACGTGCTGATGTACGTGATGCTGTGGCGTATCGATGCCGGTGATTATGCCGGTGCGCTGGAAATCGGGCGTCATGCGCTGCGCCATGGCTGGGTGATGCCGCTGGGCAATCGTAACGTGCAGACCGTGCTGGCAGAAGAAATGGCAGACGCGGCGCAAAGCGCTCTGCTGGCTGCTTCCGTTTTTGATGCCGATCTGCTTTTGCAGACGCTGGACCTGACAGCCGATCTGGATATGCCGGACCAGTCGCGGGCGCGCCTGCATAAAGCCATCGGCGCTGTACTGAGCGAAAGCAACCCGGCATCTGCCCTGAATCACCTTACCCATGCGCTGCAGCTCGATCCCCGCTGCGGTGTGAAAAAAGAAAAGCAGCAGCTGGAGCGCAGACTGCGCAATGACAGCCGCTAACGAACGTGCCCCGCGCACGGGCGGCACGGGGTGGCGAAAGGCACTGCCACATCAAAACCCCGTCCACCGCCCACTTATTCAGGAGAATGCCGCATGAAGTTTGTTGCGCCCGAACAGGCACCGGAACAGGCGGAGGTCATCAAAAATACGCCGTTCTGGCCTGATGTGGACCTGTCGGAATTTCGCAGTGTGATGCGCACTGACGGCACGGTGACGCAGCCGCGTTTAAAGCAGGTCGTGCTGACGGCAATTTCTGAGGTTAACGCTGAGCTGTACGACTTCCGCAACCGTCAGCAGATGCTGGGCTGGCGGACACTTGCTGAGGTTCCGGCAGAAATGCTGGACGGCAAAAGCGAGCGTATCCGGCACTACCACAACGCTGTTTTTTGCTGGGCGCGCGCCGTGCTCAATGAGCGTTATCAGGACTATGACGCCACGGCATCCGGTGTGAAGCGAGGGGCGGAGCTGGCGGAGGCCAGCGGCGATCTGTGGCGAGATGCCCGCTGGGCCATCAGCCGGGTGCAGGATGCGCCGCACTGTACGGTGGAGCTTATCTGATGAAAGTGCGTGCGCATCAGTATGACACGGTGGACGCGCTTTGCTGGCGTCATTACGGGCGCACGCAGGGTGTCACTGAGCAGGTTCTGCAGGCAAATCCGGGGCTGGCTGAGTACGGCCCATTTTTACCGCACGGGCTGCAGGTGGAGCTGCCGGACATTACGGCGTCAACCACAGCGCAGACCGTCCAGCTATGGGACTGAATGATGACGCTTGAACGAATCAGCGCCTTTATCACTTACTGCATCGCCGTGCTGCTGGCATGGCTGGGCGATCTGTCGCTCAAGGATGCGTCAACGGTTGGCGGCGTACTGATAGGTGTGCTGATGCTGGCTATCAACTGGTACTACAAACACCAGTCTTTCAAATTGTTACGTGGCGGCAAAATTTCGCGGGGGGAATATGAATCCTTCAATCGTTAAGCGCTGCCTTGTCGGGGCGGTGCTGGCTATCGCCGCCACGCTGCCCGGTTTCCAGTCGCTTCATACCTCCGTTGAGGGTCTGAAACTGATCGCCGATTACGAGGGATGCCGCTTGCAGCCTTATCAGTGCAGTGCGGGCGTATGGACTGACGGTATCGGCAATACGTCCGGTGTGGTGCCGGGGAAAACCATCACGGAACGGCAGGCGGCGCAGGGGTTAATAAACAATGTGTTGCTGACTGAAAAAAGGCTGGATGCCTGCCTGACGGTGAAGCCACCGCAGCATGTCTACGATTCGCTGGTGAGTATTGGTTTCAATGTGGGGACCGGCGCGATCTGCAGGTCAACCATGGTGTCATATATCAATCGCCAGCAGTGGTGGCAGGCATGCAACCAGCTACCGCGCTGGATTTACGTTAACGGTGTGAAAAATAAAGGTCTGGAGAACCGCCGCGCGAGGGAACTGGCCTGGTGTCTGAAAGGAACTGGAGCGTGACGCGCGCACTGGTGGTAGGGCTGGCGCTGGTTCTTGCGGCGCTGGCCTGGCAGTCGTGGCGACTTAACAATGCCACTCACACCATTGAGACGCAAGGCGCGGCGCTGAAAAGCAAAACGCAGGAACTGACGAAGAAAAATAGTCAGCTCATCGGCCTGTCCATACTGACCGAAACCAACAGCCGGGCGCAGACGCGGCTTTATGCGGCAGCGGAACAGACCACCGCACTGCTGCGCAGCCGCCAGCGCCGGATCGAGGAACTGAAACGTGAAAACGAGGATTTACGCCGCTGGGCTGACACTCTTTTGCCTGCTGACATTATCCGGCTGCGGGAGCGTCCGGCCCTCACAGGAGGTGCAGCTTACCGTAAGTGGCTGTCCCAGAGTGACGCAGTGCCGCCTGGAAAGGTCAGCGCCGCGCAGTAACGGCGATCTGAATGCGGTGCTCGATGAAACCGAGGCCGCCTGGGCGATCTGTGCTGACAAAGTGGACACGATTATTGCGTGTCAGGAGCTAGACAGTGAACAAACCACAGTCCTTACGCAGCGCCCTGAATAAAGCGGTTGCCTATGTCCGCGATAACCCGGACAAGCTGCACCTTTTCGTTGATAACGGCTCACTGGTTGCAACCGGTGCCAGCTCCATGTCATGGGAATACCGCTACACCATGAACGTGGTGATCGAGGATTTCAGCGGTGACCAGAATTTGCTGATGGCTCCTGTGCTGCTGTGGCTAAGTGACAACCAGCCGGATGCTATCAATAACCCGGATCTGCGCGAAAAACTATTCACCTTTGAAGTGGATATTCTGCGCAACGATGTGTGCGATATCAGCCTGAACCTGCAATTGACGGAGCGTGTACTGGTCAGCACTGACGGTAATGTGTCGAGCGTTGAAGCGGTGCCAGAGCCGGACGGACCCGAAGAAATGTGGACGGTGAAACGTGGATGAGCTGCAGAGGATGGATGACTGGCTGACGGCATTGCTGGCAAATCTGGAGCCTGCAGCACGCAACCGTATGATGCGGCAACTGGCGCAACAGTTGCGCCGGATGCAGCAGCAGAACATCAGGCTGCAGCGTAATCCAGACGGCACCGCCTTTGAGGCGCGCCGGGTGACGGCCAGAAGCAAAAAGGGGCGTATCAAGCGCCAGATGTTCGCCAAATTGCGCACCACTAAATACCTGAAAACCGCAGCCACTGCGGATTCTGCCAGCGTGCACTTTGAGAGGAAAGTTCAGCGGATTGCGCGGGTGCATCATTATGGGCTGCGTGATCGTGTCAGTAAAAAGGGAGGTGAAGTGAAGTATTCTGAACGTCGATTGTTAGGATTTAATATGAGCACACAGGATATGATAATCGAAAATCTACTTGAGTTTTTTGTGGTTAACCATCTCTGGTTTAAAACATAAATAATGAAAATTTAATTTTGGTCGAAATTTTTTTTGTGTATGGAGGTTTTTTTTAGGTTTGTTTTTTGATTCGGATATTATTATGCTGATATTAAATCAAACCAATTGAAGAGGTGCGGCATGATCAAAATAATGTCTGAATATAATAGTGATTATAAAAACCTAGAAGAATATATTGAAAGCCAATTAATAGAACAGAGTTTAACTGCTCAAGTTTACAAAGAGGATCAGCTTGCTCAATCACTAAATAGTGATGAAGGTCTTCTCAATATTTGCCGTAAAATGGATAACATACCTTCTGATTATATGAAGGAGATCGTTGATAATGTCCAAGGTGTAATGACTCTTCCAACAATCTACGATGACCGATTAAGTTATAGTATTGCATCTCATCTAATGAGTAAAGTGGAGTTAGTCGCGAAAAGTTTTCCCTTTGATCACCAAAATTATGGCGGATTTTGTTGTGCCCCAACCGGTAAAGTTAGTGCGCTGGCTGCTCCGGTAAAGTGTTCAGACGGAAAATCAAAAGTTTTTATTATTTTTGAATCGGGGATATTTCATTTTGTTCATGGAGTCATTAGTTTGTTTGTGAGCAGTTATCCACGAACTCTTTTACAAGGGGGAAATGAAAAAGAGTGGAGAGCTGAATGGGAGAAACATGTAAACGATGATCAAAATAGAACGGAGTTATTACAAAGTAAGACTGATTTGAACGAGTGGCGGAATTTCTTCAAAGATTACAATGTTCGCGGCCAACTTGCATACACATCATTAATGAACTTTGGACCTGTGGGGCAAAAGCTCATACTGGATATGGTGTTAGGGTGTGAGATTTTCATAGCCGCACACGAGTATTCTCATGCCATGCTGAACCATCAGCACCCAGATTTAGATCCTTCTGAAGTAGAGAAAGAGGCAGATATGTGGGGCGTTAGAATTGCCTCAATCATATGTCGTGATGAAGGTGTTACGTTAACATTTATGATGGCTGGGATAGCTATATTTTTTTCCGCAATAGAAACAACAGTGCCATCTCATTATTTACCTGCTGCAGATCGAATTTCTTTTGTTATAAAATCATTAGAGATCAATGATTCAACACAAGAGAAAATACTTTCCGATATCGCGAGTTTAATGCAGGATGTATTCCGCGATATTGTCAATATGAAATGACTATTTTTAGACAATTGACCGGCTTCATACAACCTCGCAGTGAATAAGTGCTGCGAGTTTTTCATTTTCCTCCAAACTTCTTTGTATCCTTGCTTATACAATCAAACAAGATCAAATTACTTACAAAAGTTGTGCATTATTACTTTTATGAATGCACAACTTACAGAAATCATGCGCCTTATCACCAACCTGATCCGCACCGGCACAGTGACCGAAGTGGACCGGGAAAACTGGCTGTGCCGGGTGAGAGTGGGCGAGCTTGAAACCAACTGGATTAACTGGCTGACGTTGCGTGCCGGTGGTGCCCGTACATGGTGGTGTCCGTCGCCGGATGAGCAGGTGGTGGTGCTGAGTATGGGTGGCAATCTGGAAACTGCTTTTGCGTTGCCTGCCATCTATTCCAGTCAGTTTGCGCCACCGTCGGATTCCGTGGACGGCTGCGTGACGGAGTACCCGGACGGGGGCTGGTTTGAGTATGAACCCGCCACCGGGCGGTGGTATGTCAGGGGTATCAAATCCATGGTGATCGAGGCGGCGGACAATATCACCCTCAAAACCGGTGAGTTTGTGGTGGAGGCCGACACCACGCGCATTAACAGCGAGGTGGTGATCAATGGCGGCGTTACCCAGGGAGGCGGTGCGATGAGTTCTAACGGGATCGTGGTGGATGACCATGTGCATACCGGTGTTGCGAAGGGTGGTGCAAATACCGGAGGTCCGGTATGACGCTGTATATCGGCATGAACCAGAAGGACGGGCAGAGCATCACGGACACTGACCATCTGCGCCAGTCTGTGCGCGATATTCTGCTGACGCCACAGGGCAGCCGTATTGCCCGACGGGAGTATGGTTCCCTTTTATCCGTGCTGATTGACCAGCCGCAGAACCCGGCGCTGCGCCTGCAGGTCATGTCTGCGGTCTATGTGGCCCTGAGTCGCTGGGAGCCACGGCTTGCGCTGGATTCCATCACCATCAGCAGCAATTTTGACGGCTCCATGGTGGTTGAGCTTACCGGGCAGCGCAACAACGGCGCGCCGGTTTCCCTTTCGGTATCAACAGGAGCAGAAAATGGCAGTAATTGACATTTCCCTGCTGCCCGCGCCGCAGATAGTAGATGTGCCGGATTTTGAGACATTGCTGGCAGAACGCAAGGCCGCCTTTGTGGCCCTTTATCCGACTGATGAACAGGAGGCCGTTATGCGCACGTTAGCGCTGGAGTCTGAACCCGTCACCAAGCTGCTGCAGGAAAGCACCTACCGCGAAATACTGTTGCGCCAGCGTATTAACGAGGCCGCGCAGGCGGTCATGGTGGCATATGCCATCGGCGGCGATCTCGATCAGCTGGCAGTCAACTACAACGTGAAACGCCTGACGGTAACGCCTGCTGACAGCGACGCGGTGCCGCCGGTCGCGGCAGTGATGGAAAGCGATGAGGCGCTGCGTCTGCGTGTTCCGGCTGCGTTTGAGGGATTGTCCGTTGCGGGGCCGACGGCGGCCTATGAGTTTCACGCCAGAAGCGCGGACGGGCGCGTGGCGGATGCCAGCGCAACCAGCCCGGCACCGGCGGAGGTGGTACTTACCGTACTGAGTCGTGAGGGTGATGGTACAGCAGAGGCTGATCTGCTGGCGGTAGTTGAGCAGGCGCTTAACAGCGAGAGCGTGCGTCCGGTGGCAGACCGCCTGACGGTGCGCAGCGCCGAAATTATCCCTTACAGCGTGGATGCGACGATCTATCTTTATCCGGGGCCAGAAGCTGAGCCGGTGATGGCGGCGGCAAAAGCCAGCCTACAGAAGTATATCGCCAGTCAGACGCGGCTGGGCCGTGATATCCGTCGCAGCGCGATTTATGCCACGCTGCATGTCGAGGGCGTCCAGCGTGTGGAGCTGGCGTCACCGCTGGCTGATATGGTGCTGGATAAGACGCAGGCGGCGTTCTGTACGGAATGGAGCGTAACCAACGGGGGCACGGATGAATAGCCTGCTGCCGTCAGGTTCATCGCTGCTTGAGCGCCGACTGGCGCAGACCTGCAGCGGGATTTCCGGACTTATGGTGCCGCTGCGCGATTTGTGGAACCCGGCAACGTGTCCGGTCAGCTTTCTGCCGTATCTGGCGTGGGCGTTTTCCGTTGACCGCTGGGACGAAAGCTGGGCGGAGAGCGTCAAGCGCCGGGTGGTGCAGGATGCTTTCTATATTCACCAGCACAAGGGGACAACCAGCGCAGTGCGGCGCGTGGTGGAGCCGTTTGGCTTCCTGATTCGCATCATTGAGTGGTGGCAGACCGGCGAAACGCCGGGGACGTTCCGTCTGGATATTGGCGTGCAGGACCAGGGCATCACGGAAGAAACCTATCTGGAACTGGAGCGCCTCATCGGTGATGCCAAACCGTGCAGCCGTCACCTGATCGGCATGTCCATCAACCTGCAGACCAGCGGCCCCTATTTTGTAGGCGCGGCTACCTACACCGGCGAAGAAATCACGATCTACCCGTATATCAACGACACCATTATTTCCGGTGGCGCCGCTTACGAGGGCGGGGCAGTCCATGTTATTGACACAATGAGAGTGAATCCATGAGCGCAAAATTTTACACCCTGCTGACGGATATCGGGGCGGCGAAACTGGCAAGCGCCGCCGCGCTCGGTGTCCCGTTGAAAATTACCCAGATGGCGGTGGGAGACGGTGGTGGCGTATTACCCACGCCAAGCGCGCAGCAAACCGCGTTAGTTGCTGAAAAACGCCGCGCTTCCCTCAATATGCTGTATATCGATCCGCAAAACAGCAGCCAGATTATCGCTGAACAGGTGATCCCCGAAACGGAGGGCGGTTGGTGGATTCGTGAGGTAGGTCTGTTTGATGAGACTGGCGCATTGATTGCCGTGGGTAACTGCCCGGAGAGCTACAAGCCGCAGCTGGCGGAGGGGAGCGGGCGCACGCAGACTGTCAGAATGGTGTTGATTACCAGCAGCACTGATAACATCACCCTGAAAATTGACCCGGCAGTGGTACTGGCAACTCGTAAATATGTTGATGACAAGGTGCTGGAGTTAAAAGTGTATGTGGATGACCTGATGGCGAAGCATGTCGCAGCTAACGATCCTCATACGCAGTATGCGCCAAAAGCCAGTCCGACATTCACTGGTACGCCAAAAGCGCCGACGGCGGCGGCAGGCAATAATTCCACGCAACTTGCTAACACGGCTTTTGTGCAGGCGGCAATTGCAGCACTGGTGGCATCTTCTCCAGCTGCACTCGATACCCTTAACGAACTGGCGGAGGCGTTGGGAAACGATCCTAATTTTGCCACCACCATGACAAATGCGCTTGCCGGAAAGATGGACAAGGCTGCCAATGGAAAAGACATTGCTGATGTTTCAGAGTTTCTCAAAAACCTTGGTTTGGGAGAGATTGCGAAAAGAGATGTCGGTACCGGCGCAAATCAGATACCGGATATGTCCAGCTTTGGCGCTGGCTCAGGATGGTGCCAATTGCCTAACGGGAAACTATTGCAGTGGGGTGTTTACACCGGTACTGCTGCATCAGCGACCATTAATTTCCCGATTCCTTTTCCAACCACGCAAGGTAGAGTGATCCTTAGCTTATCCGGGACTGCAACCAACACGGATACGGCCTATATCATTCAAGATGATAATTTACTTTCGCGGACGTCATTTTCTTTTCGCCGTACTGGTTCTCAAGTTCGTTTTAACTGGTTCTGCATAGGTGAATAAAATGAATAAATATAAATGGTCAGCAAAATATAACGCATTTTTCCCGATTGAAATGCTTCATATATATCAATCGTCATGGGATGAACTTAGTGATTTAATTGATATTGATGATACTGTTGAGGCTGAATTTAACGGGGAGCCACCTGAAGGGAAAGTGCGGGGGGTTGTTGATAACATGCCAGCATGGGTAAGCGAGCCACCACCAACACAGGAAGAACTAACAGCAAATGCCGAAAATATGAAGTTGAATCTGAAGACTAAAGCCGATTCTGAAATTGCGTGGCGGCAGGATGCGTTAGATGCGGAGATCGCGACTGATGAAGAAACCGTTACGCTGACTGAATGGAAAAAATACCGGGTTTTGTTGATGAGAGTTGATCCTGCGTCACCAGTATGGCCAGCCCTTCCGGTTTAGCCTGTCGTAAACTTATATCGGCTGATATAACGCTCTAAAAATAAAGCATAAACTGATACTATCTAAACATTGGTTAGTTGCGAAGGTTGCAATTATAAGGTCTGAGTCCGATAGGATATCGAACTCAGACCCTGAAAGAATAACATGAGCTATCCAAACTTTATGGAGTCAGCCCTTGTTGGAGGGGTTAACCGGTGAACACCTGATTAACAAAACTAGATAACCATGACTGTTTAATTCGCCGTGTAATCCGATTAATAAGTTTACGTTGATAAACAGCCATCGAAATGGAGAAGATAGAGGTTATGATAAGGCTAATGGAATAATGATAATTGCTAAAGTAGTTTTTCGTGAAAAAAATCATTGGAATGTGCCACAGATATATCCATATCGTATTTGTAGCTATATTGTTAATGATTAGTGCGAATGTTTTATTTTTTAACCTGAAGTGCTGTAATGAAGAGTAAATAGTAATAGATATGATTATTGCATAAGAAATATAAATAATAGTAGGAGGGGTTTTATAATCATTGACTCTAAAGTTATTAAAATAAAATACACAAAAAAACAGAAGTAGTGCTGCGTGTATAATGAATATTATTGATAGTTTTTTGGTGGTCAATGATGAGGCTAAATATCCGATTACAAACATTAAACCGTAAGAAACGGAATGAATAAAATAATCACTCAATATGAAACTTATAAATTTATTATCTTTGTATGGTGGGGTGAAATGTGCAAAGGTAATAAGAACACACATTAGAGTAAATAAAAGAACGGTTTTCAGTTCACCACATTTTTTTATTAATAAGACATACAGAGGGGAAAGGAGAGCGACGATTAAAAATACTCTGATTATCCATACGTAGCCAAATCCGCTTTCTAATTTAAAAGAGCTTGTCATTGTATTGTAATTTAAAGTCCAGTGGGTTATTTTTATATTAAATAGAAAGGTTACTAGGTAAAAGAAAAACAAAAAAATCCACACAGGGAAAACAAGTCGCTTAATCCTTGACCATACATATGATAAATAATTCACTGAGGTTTTTTTAGCGAGAAAAAATGAAGCGCCTGAAATAAAAACCATCATGGGGACGTCAAAGGTCCTTATCTGAAACAAGATGTCAGAAGGTGTCGGGTTCATGTGAGCAAGGATGATTAGCAGTATTCCCAACGATCTCATTATATCAATAGTAAAATTTCTATCTTTCATTTATATGCTCGCCAAAAATTAAAAGTGCTTACATAGTGATTAATTGTACAGCATTCTTCTACAAGTTGTGATAATTACAGAAATAAATTATAGAGAAATGGCCTTCGCTGGTAAAGTAAAAAAAATTTATCATAAAAGATGTTTTTTTTCAGATTAATTCTAAATGTTGGAGCCAACTAATTATCTTGCAATATGCTGAATATATTGCATTGGTTTATGCTCGCTCAGTAGAATATTAGGTTTTGATGATTATTGGATATCCACACTATATCAAAAAAAATTTCCTGCCAGCCGGTTTGCATGACAATGGTTTCATTGTGCCAGCACTGACACATTACTGACCGCGTGCACGAGATGTCTATCACCCTGAACATAGGCAGACACCCTGTAAACCGGAGAGACTGCCTTATGGCTCAGGACTACCACCACGGCGTGCGCGTCGTTGAGGTTAACGACGGCACCCGCCCTATCAGAACAGTAAGCACGGCAGTTGTCGGTCTTGTTTGTACCGGCGACGATGCCGATCCCGTGACTTTTCCACTTAATAAGCCAGTCCTGCTGACCGATGTACTGACCGCCAGTGGTAAAGCGGGCGAGTCCGGCACGCTGGCACGTTCACTGGATGCGATTGCAGACCAGGCTAAACCCGTAACCGTTGTCGTGCGTGTGGCGCAGGGCGAAACCGAAGCGGAAACCACCTCCAACATTATTGGAGGCGTGAGCGCTGACGGTAAAAAAACAGGTATGAAAGCGCTGCTTTCGGCGCAGGCGCAGCTCGAGGTCAAGCCGCGCATTCTTGGCGTGCCGGGACATGACACGCAGGCGGTTGCTACGGAACTGCTGAGTGTGGCGCAGAGTCTGCGTGGGTTTGCCTACCTGTCCGCCTACGGATGCAAAACGGTGGAAGAAGCTATTGCCTATCGTGACAATTTCAGCCAGCGCGAGGGGATGTTGATCTGGCCTGATTTCATCAATTTTGACACTGTACTGAGCGCGGATGCGACGGCTTACGCCTCCGCCCGTGCGCTCGGCCTGCGCGCCAAAATTGACGAGCAGACCGGATGGCACAAAACCCTGTCCAACGTGGGCGTGAACGGCGTCACCGGCATTTCCGCCGATGTGTTCTGGGATCTGCAGGACCCTGCAACCGATGCTGGACTGCTGAACCAGAACGACGTCACCACGCTTATCCGCAAAGACGGCTTTCGCTTCTGGGGTTCCCGTTGCCTCAGTGACGATCCGCTGTTTGCTTTTGAAAACTACACCCGCACAGCGCAGGTGCTGGCTGACACCATCGCAGAGGGGCACATGTGGGCAGTGGATAAACCACTTAACCCGTCACTTGCTCGCGACATCATCGAAGGTATCCGCGCCAAACTGCGCAGCCTGGTGAATCAGGGGTATCTCATTGGGGCTGACTGCTGGCTGGATGAGTCCGTGAACGATAAAGACTCCCTGAAAGCCGGAAAACTCACCATCGACTACGACTACACGCCGGTGCCACCGCTTGAAAACCTGATGCTGCGCCAGCGCATCACCGATCGCTATCTGGTGGATTTCGCCAGCCGCGTAGCTGCATAAGGGGAAATCATGGCTTTACCACGTAAGTTAAAACACCTGAACCTGTTCAACGACGGGAACAACTGGCAGGGGATTGTTGAGTCTCTGACCCTGCCGAAATTCACCCGCAAGTTTGAGAAGTATCGCGGTGGTGGCATGCCGGGCGCGGTGGACGTGGACATGGGGCTGGATGACGGCGCACTGGACACGGAATTTTCAATCGGCGGCACTGAACTGCTGTTATTCAAGCAGATGGGCACTGCCACGGTGGACGGTATCCAGTTGCGTTTCACCGGCTCCATTCAGCGTGACGATACCGGCGAAGTGCAGGCTGTTGAGCTGGTTGTGCGCGGGCGTCATAAAGAAGTGGATTCCGGCGAGTGGAAAACCGGCGAGAGCAGCTCCACCAAAGTCAGCAGCACCAACAGCTACGCGAAGCTGACCATTAACGGTGAGGTGCTCTATGAGGTCGATCTGGTCAACATGGTTGAAATCGTTGACGGCGTGGACCTGATGGAAGCACACCGCAACGCCCTCGGCCTCTGATTAACCTTAACGGCGCGGGCAGCCGCGCCAGTATTTCATTAACAGGAAACGAACATGAGCGACAAGCTGACTGAAAGGACCGTGCAACTGGATACCCCGATCAAGCGCGGTAAAACTGAAATCACCGAAATTGTGCTGCGCAAACCGCAGTCCGGCGCACTGCGCGGGACACGCCTGCAGGCAATCATGGATATGGATGTGGGCGCGATGATGACCGTCATCCCGCGTATTTCCACCCCGACACTGACCGCGCAGGAAATGGCAGAACTGGACCCCGCCGATCTCACCGCGTTGTCGGTAGAGGTGGTGACTTTTTTGTTGAAGAAGTCGGTGCTTGCCGGTTTACCGACAGCCTGACGGTTGATGATCTGGTGGCAGACATTGCTACCATCTTTCACTGGTCGCCGTCCATCACTGACGTTATGCCGCTGACTGATGTGCTGGAGTGGCGGCACAAAGCGATTCAGAGAAGCGGGGCCAGCGATGAGTGACAATAACCTGCGTCTGCAGGTGATTCTGAATGCGGTTGATAAAATCACCCGTCCATTTCGATCCGCGCAGACCAGCTCAAAAGAGCTGGCTGCCGCTATCCAGCAAAGCCGTACCCGGCTGAAAGAATTAGATACGCAGGCGGGTAAGATTGACGGTTTCCGCAAAGCCAGTACGCAACTGGCTGTCACGGGCAACAGCCTGAAAGCCGCACGTGAAGAAGCGGCAAAACTCGCCACGCAGTTTTCCGCCACTAACCGCCCGACGGCGGCACAGGCGAGACTGCTTGAGCAGGCAAAAAGCTGTGTCACTGAGCTGCAGAGTAAATATAACGGCCTTCGCCAGTCCGTACAGCGTCAGCGTCTGGCGCTGAATGAAGCCGGGCTGGACACAAAGAAACTCAGCAGTGCGCAGCGGGAACTGCGACAGAATGCCGATGAAACAAGACAGGCGCTGGACCGTCAGCAGAAATCCCTGAAACGTCTGGGTGAACAGCAGGCCAGAATGAATGCTGCCCGTGATCACTATTCCAGAAGTCTGGAAGTACGGGATCGCATTGCCGGGGCTGGAGCGAGCACTACCGCCGCCGGGGTGGCAATGGGGGCACCTGTGGTGGCTGCTGTTAAGAGCTATTCAAGCATTGAAGATGCCATGAAAGGTGTGGCAAAGCAGATGAATGGCCTGCGTGATGATAGCGGCAACCGTACCAGACAATATTATGACATGCAGGATGCCATTAAGGCTGCCAGCGAAGATTTGCCGATGGAAAACGGTGCCATTGATTATGCCGCGCTGGTTGAGGGCGGTGCACGTATGGGCGTGACCAATCAGGACGATCCTTACGAGGACCAGAAACGTGACCTGCTGGCCTTTGCATCCACGGCGGCAAAAGCCGCAACGGCCTTTGAGCTGCCCGCCGATGAACTGGCGGAAGGGCTGGGGAAAATTGCGCAGCTGTATAAGGTGCCAACCCGCAATATAGAACAACTGGGCGATGCACTGAACTACCTGGACGATAACGCCATGTCAAAGGGCGGGGATATCATCGACGTGCTGCAGCGTATGGGCGGCGTGGCTGATCGCCTGGACTATCGCAAGGCGGCAGCACTTGGTTCCACATTCCTGTCTCTTGGTGCCGCACCGGAAATAGCTGCCAGTGCCTCTAATGCTATGGTGCGTGAACTGTCCATTGCGACAATGCAGAGCAAGCGCTTCTTTGAGGGCATGGATCTGCTGAAACTTAATCCTGCAGAGATTGAAAAGCAGATGACCACCGATGCCATGGGCACTATTCAGCGCGTTCTGGAGAAGGTCAACAATCTGCCGCAGGATAAACGCCTGTCAGCGATGACGATGATTTTTGGCAAAGAGTTTGGCGATGATGCAGCAAAACTGGCTAACAACCTGCCGGAGCTGCAGCGCCAGCTGAAACTCACATCCGGCAGTAACGCAAACGGCTCCATGCAGAAAGAATCGGACATCAACAAAGATTCATTGTCTGCTCAGTGGTTGCTGGTTAAGACGGGCGCGCAAAACGCTTTCAGTAGTCTGGGCGAAACGCTGCGTGAGCCTCTGATGGCGATCATGGGAACGGTAAAGCAGGTCACGGTAATATTTCGCCGCTGGGTTGAGGAAAACCCGAAGCTGGCAGGTGGGTTGCTGAAAGTTGTTGCGGGCATTGCCTCTGTTGCAGCGGTGCTGGGGACAATGATGCTGGCAGTGTCGGCGGTGCTTGGCCCTCTTGCACTGATGCGCCTGCAGTTCTCTGTCCTGGGTATCAAAGGAGGAAGCGCATTTGGTGTGATCAGCAAGGCCATCGGCAGTGTTGGTAAGGGGATTATGTGGCTGGGCCGCCTGATGTTCGCAAACCCAATACTGGCTGTGATTGGCCTGATTGCGATGGGGGCAGTCTATATCTGGCAGAACTGGGACACGCTGGGACCGAAGTTCAAAGCTATGTGGGATGCAGTTTGCGCTGCCACGACTGCTGCGTGGGAATGGATTAAACAGGCTGTCAGCAATGCCTGGGAAGGCATCAAATTTCTGTTTTTCAACTACACCCTGCCAGGGTTGATTGCCAAAAACTGGGACGCCATCAGGGCCGGAGTGTATGAAGCATGGGCCAGTATCAGACAGGCCATCAGTGATAAATGGAATGCGATTCTGGCTGATGTTGCGGCGCTCCCGGCAAAATTCCAGGCGATGGGGAGCGCAATTATTGACAGTATTCTGGATGGGATTAACGCCAGATGGGAGGCGCTTAAAAGCAAGATTTCCTCTGTTACCGATTATCTGCCTGACTGGATGACCGGTAATAACACGTCGGGCAAAACACAGATACAGATAACGGGTGGCGCTGCTGCTGTTTCTTATGCTGGCATGTACGACAGCGGCGGCGTTATTCCGCGTGGGCAGTTTGGCATCGTGGGCGAGAATGGTCCGGAGATTGTGAACGGTCCGGCAAATGTAACCAGCCGGCGGCGTACTGCAGCACTGGCTTCCATTGTTGCCGGAGTCATGGGGGGTGCTGCAACACCGACAGAGGCGTCACCGCTTCATCCGTTCAGCCTCCCGGCGCGGGCATACCAGACGCAGGCCGCTAAGACAGATATCCAACCCTCAGTTATCCGCTATGAGATAAACGCGCCCATTTATATCACTGCCCAGCCGGGGCAGAGTGCGCAGGATATTGCCCGCGAAGTGGCGCGGCAGCTTGATGAGCGCGAGCGCAAAGCCAGGGCTAAAGCACGCAGTAATTTCAGCGATCAAGGGGGATATGAATCATGATGATGGTGCTGGGGTTATATGTCTTCATGTTGCGTACCGTGCCGTATCAGGAGCTGCAGTATCAGCGCAGCTGGCGACACGCAACCAACAGCCGGGTGAACCGGCGACCATCAACGCAGTTTCTTGGCCCGGATAATGACTCGCTGACATTATCTGGCGTACTGCTGCCGGAGGTCACTGGGGGCAGGTTGTCATTGTTGGCGCTGGAGTTGATGGCAGAGCAGGGCAAAGCCTGGCCTCTGATTGAAGGCAGTGGAACCATTTACGGTATGTTTGTGATCGAGAGCCTGAATCAGACAAAAACGGAATTTTTTGAAAGTGGAATGCCTCGCCGTATTGAGTTTACGCTGACCCTGAAAAGGGTTGATGAGTCCCTGTCTGATATGTTCGGCAGTCTCAGCGATCAGCTCAGTAACCTGCAGGACTCTGCAACATCTGCGATAGGTAATATTAAAAATACGGTTGGAGGGTTGCTGCAGTGAATTTTAGCTCTGATCTTTTTGACCTGAACAGCAAAAGCCCGGCTTTCAGTATCACCATTGAAGGTAAGGATGTGACTGCCGCGCTGGATGCGCGTCTGATGAGTCTGACGCTCACCGATAACCGGGGTTTTGAGGCTGACCAGCTTGATCTGGAGCTGGACGACGCCGACGGGCAGATCGTCCTGCCGCGACGTGGTGCCGTTATTCAGCTGGCGCTGGGATGGAAGGGCCAGCCGCTTTTCCCTAAAGGAGCTTTTACCGTAGATGAAATTGAACACAGCGGTGCACCTGACCGGCTGACCATCCGGGCGCGTAGCGCAGATTTCCGTGAAACCCTCAATACACGACGCGAAAAATCATGGCATCAGACAAGCGTTGGCGATGTGGTAAAGGAAATAGCCGCCCGGCATAAGCTCAAAATGGCGCTGGGTAAAGACCTGGCGGATAAAGCGCTGGAACATCTGGACCAGACCAATGAAAGCGATGCCAGTTTCCTGATGAAGCTGGCGCGCCAGTATGGGGCGATTGCTTCCGTGAAGGATGGAAACCTGTTGTTTATCCGGCAGGGGCAGGGAAGGACGGCGAGCGGTAAGCCGCTGCCGGTAATCACCATTGAACGTAAGGCCGGTGACGGTCATCGTTTTACCCTGGCCGATCGTGGCGCGTATACGGGCGTTATTGCCAGCTGGCTGCATACCCGTGAACCAAAGAAGAAAGAAACAATGCAGGTAAAGCGACGTCGCAAGAAAGTCGCCGCACCCAAAGCGCCGGAAGCAAAACAGGGTGATTATCTGGTGGGAACGGATGAAAACGTGCTGGTTCTTAATCGTACCTATGCTAACCGGAGCAATGCAGAGCGCGCAGCAAAAATGCAGTGGGAACGTCTGCAGCGCGGGGTTGCTTCATTTTCCCTGCAGCTCGCTGAGGGCCGGGCAGATCTCTATACAGAAATGCCGGTAAAAGTGTCGGGGTTTAAACAGCCGATTGATGAGGCTGAGTGGACCATCACCACACTGACGCATAACGTCAGCCCGGATAGTGGGTTTACGACTAGTCTGGATCTTGAGGTGAAAATTGATGGTCTTGAAATGGAATAA